CGATAAGTGTCGGCTTTTTTACTTATAGCGAAAGGAGATACTATTATGGCTAGTAATGATATGCAGGTATTGATGTACAAGATTTTAAAATATTTATATGAATGCATGAAACTTGGTAAAGAAGCAAGGCTAGAAGACTTTTCATATAATTCCAAACTCTTTGATATTCCTAAAAACTATTGGTTGGAAATTATTTACACATTAGTAACCCATGGCTACATCAAAGGATTCAAGGTATATGAGAACAAGTATAAGGATGTTAAACTTTATATAGAAAACGATCCGCCATTCAAGATTACCTATGAAGGTGTTATCTTTTTGGAAGAAGACAGTGGCATGAAAAAAGCATCTGAATTTGTAAAAGATTCTTTTAACGTCGTGCTATCTTCTTTGTTGGGTGTTATTCTATAGAAAAAAGGGGGCATACCATGGCAAGAGATGATTATTTTGTAATTGTATATCAGGTACTTAAGTACTTATATGATTGCTTGAAAAAAGGTGAAAAACCGGATAGAAGATATTTAACAAAAGATGAATACTCGATACCGGAAAATTATTGGCAATATATAATTATTGGATTATTAAAAGAAGGGTACATTGAAGGTATAAATCCTCAAAATACAAAAGACGGCATTATTTGGGGTGATTTAACAAATATGATTATCACTCCGAAGGGAATTGAATATTTATTTGAAAATTCTATGCTTCAAAAAGTTAAGAATACTCTAAAGAATGTCAAAGACATTATTCCAGGATTCTAAATAGTTAGGTCACTCAAAACGAGTGGCCTTTTATTATGCAAGGGAGTGATACTATGTGATAAAAATTAAAATTAAACAGACAGAAAGTGATTGCCTGATTGAAGTACATGGCCATGCTCGTTACGCTCCGATAGGAAAGGATATCGTCTGCAGCGCTATCTCAGTACTATTTTTGACATTGGCCAATTCAATCGACGAAACATCCGACGCACTTTGCAGATATTACGAACCTGATAAAGATAGCAAGACGTTGTATATCTCGGGTTTGGACCTTGCTGGAGAATTAGCAATTAATTTCTTCAGAATAGGATGCAAAGGCACAGAAGAAGCGTATCCGGAATACGTGGATCTAAAAGATGTGTAATCACAAATATTTGGAGCGTGTCGAAAAGGTTTATTTTGACCAATGGCTAGAATGCATCGTTGAAGTACGTAATCAACGGTGCATTTTTTGTGGAAAAGCCAAGACTTATAAAGCCTACATATCCACACTACCAAACAAGACCAAGCATTCACGTCGTTAAACTGTATGGGTTACAGGCCAAGCATTTAAGCCTTAAAAAGATATGGGAAATGACAAGCAAAGTCAGAAAAATAGGAGGAAATTTACTTATGAAAAAATTCAATGACAGACTACCTTTTTGCTTACAACTTTTTGCAGATGAAACTTCAGGTGAGAATGAGAGTACAGGAACAGAAAACACTCAATCAACTGAGGGACAAGACAACCAAGAAAAAAACAAAGCACCAGAAAAGAAGTATTCAGATGAAGATTTGAATGCGATTCTTGATAAAAGGTTTGCACGTTGGAAAGCAGATCAAGAAAAAGAAAAAGCAGAAGCTAAGCGCTTAGCAGAAATGAATGCACAAGAACGAGCAGAAGCAGAACGTGACAAGGTGCAAAAAGAGCTAGATGAATTGAAAGCAAAAAACGCAATCGCAGAAATGACAAATGAAGCGCGTAAAATGTGCGCAGAGCATGATATTAACGTTGGAGATGACCTTTTATCTGTTCTAGTTAATAAAGATGCAGATAAAACAAAGAAAGCGGTTGATGCATTTGTTAAGATGTTTGAATCTGAAGTAGAAAAAGCAGTTAAAGAAAAACTGAAAGGCAACGGTCCAAAACGTGGTGGTTCAAACAAAGGGGTAACTCGTGAATCAATCTTGAATATCACTGATCCAATGGAAAGACAACGTATGATTGCGGAAAATATGGATTTATTCCAGTAAATAGAAAAAGGAGAACTAACATATGAAAAAAATTTATAAAGGTATGAACTTGCAAATGTTTGCAGCACCTACAGGATTAACAGGAGCAGGCAACATCCAAGTTAGAGCACACGAAATTGATTTTGTTACTAGTTTTGGAAAGAACATCCAAGCTTTATTGGATGTATTAGGAATTATTCGTCCAATCCGTAAAGCAAACGGTTCAGTTTTAAAAACAAAGAAAGTTACAGGAACATTACAGGACGGACATGTAGCAGAAGGCGAATCAATTCCATTAAGTGAATATAAAGTTACAGAAGAAGTTTTTGATACAATTCAAATTGAGAAATTCCGTAAAGCCGTTTCTATTGAAGCAATTGCAGAGAAAGGATATGAAGCTGCAGTATCTGATACTGACGAACAGTTCCGTATTGATTTGCAAGATAACATCACTGATCGCTTATATAAACAGTTGAATTCAGGCAGCTTAGTAGGACATGAAGCTACTTGGCAATTGGCTATCGCAATGGCAATCGGTAATGTTAAACACAAATTCCAACAAATGAAACGAAATACTACAGGTATTGTTGTATTTGTAAATACTTTGGATGCCTATCGCTATTTAGGAGAAGCTAATGTATCTATGCAGACTGCATTCGGTTTAACATACATTAAGAACTTCTTAGGAGCAGATATTGTATTCTTAACAGACCGAGTTGCAGAAAAAACAGTAGTGGCTACTCCAATGAACAACATCATTGCATATTATGTAGATCCAAGTGATTCTGAATTTGTAAAAGCAGGACTTTCATATACTACTGACAGTACTACTGGCTTCTTAGGATTCCATGTAGAAGGAAACTATGATCGTGCTATTTCCGATATGTTCGCAATCATGGGATTACGTTTAATGTGTGAATACCAAGATGCAATTGCACACTTTGCAGTAGGTGGTTCTGATACTCAGACATTGCGTAATTTAACATTAACGGCTTCTAAAGGCGAAGAAACAGGAACTACAAAAGTAGCAGTTGCAGAACAGTTGCAATCTACGAATAACAAATTCAAATTCAAGGTAGGAGCTCCTGAAGAAACAGTGACATATGGTGCAGATGTAAAATCTTGGAAGAACTTCGAAGAAGGAGCAGATATCAAAGCAGAAGATTCTGATCATTGTACAGTAGTTGAATGTGACAGAAACTACAAAGCAGTATCAAAAGGCGATGTAGTTGTTGATTTAAAGGCATAGGTGAATAAAGATGTCGACAACAACCGTATTACATGATGTAAAACTGCTTCTTGGTTTGCAAACTGATGATGGAAAGCTAGAGACCATTGTAAGACTTACGGAGGGTCGACTTAAAGCGCTTCTAAGCGTCAAAATCATACCGGATGAACTAGAATATATCATTACTGAAGTGTCCATCAAACGCTTTAATAGGATTGGTTCTGAGGGTGTTCAAACACATTCAGTAGAAGGGGAGTCAATGTCATTTAATGATGATGACTTCTCTTCTTTCTCTTCTGAGATTCAATCCTGGAGAGATGAGCAAGCCAATCAAAATAAAGGAAAGGTACGATTCTTATGAGGTACGATAAACCTATTTACTTTCAAAGATTTGTGCAAGGTTCTTATAATGAGAATACAGGCAACTATGAAGATGATTCGATTGAAGAAGAAATGGCAATGGCTTCCATAATGGATACAAAAACACAAACCATGATGCAGGTATACGGACAAATCAAACAAGGAAGCCTTACTTGTCATATTCAGAATATTTATGAAAAATCTTTTGATCATATTCGAATCGGTGCAAAGAAATACAAAGTTGATTACTCACGAAGACTCCGAACAAAGGAGTCTTTTATTCTGTCTGAGGTGCAATAAATATGGCAAAAGTTGAAATAAGAGGATTAGATAAACTGCAGAAGAAACTCAAAAAGAATTGTTCTTTGGAAGATGTGAAAACAGTTGTTTTGAAGAATGGAATGGATATGCAAAATAAAACAGTTAAAAATGCAGTATTTACAAAAGGGTATTCAACAGGTGCAACCAAAAGAAGCATCAGAGGTGAAACACGTGATGGCGGATTCACATATGCAGAAGGACCATCAACGCATTATGCACCTTATGTTGAATTTGGAACACGTTTTATGGACGCACAACCTTTTGTTAGACCTGCATTCAAACAACAAGTACCAATCTTTAAATCGGATATGAAGAAACTAGTTAAGTAGGTGATGCAATGGATTCACAGCAGGAATTATTCACTGCACTAAAAGTGCAATTAGAAAAAGCGTTAAAAAGTAAAGGTATTAATGTATACGATACGTTTCTTCCAAGTGAAGGGACACCATATCCATATGTATACATTGGTTCAAGTCAACTAGTGGACGATTATGGGAATAAAACAATGATTTTAGGCAATATCACGCAAGTTGTGGATGTTTGGCACAACAATCCTAGGAAGCGTGGAGAATTGTCTGAAATTATGCAAACCATTAAGAAAGTGGCTAGACAAATCAACCACACAAACAACTTTGCTTTTATGGTCCAAAATGTCAACCAACGGATATTATCGGATTCAAGTACAGGAGCACCATTGATGCATGGTGTTTTAGAGTTGGATTTTAGAATTACAGGAGGAATAAAATAATGAAATTTGATTTACAAATGTTCGCAGAAGCAATGAAAGAATCAGTTGCAGGTAAACAGTTGATCTATCTTTTCAGAGTTGCAGAAGATTCAAAAAAAGAAAGTGCTAGTGCAATTGCATTCCCAACAGAAAACGAGCGAAACGTGACTAAAGATGCAGATACGACTGCAACAAAAGACGGAACTATTCGTACACCATCAGTGGCAGAAATTGAAATTACATCAACATCTGTTTTAGCAAAAGGTGATGCAATTATCGACAAATTAGAAAAAGCTATGTTGGCAGATAAGTTGGTCGAATGTTGGGAAGTAAACCTAGCAGAAGAAGGCACTACAGAAAATGCCGGCAAGTTTAAATCTAAATACTACCAAGGATATTTAACAGAGTGTTCAATTTCATCTGAAGCAGAAGGAGTTGTTGAAGTTTCTTTGACATTTGGAGCGAATGGAAATGGAGCAAATGGATATGCATCAGTAACTAAAGAACAGCAGGAAGTAGCATCTTACGTTTATAAGGATGTAACTAAGGAATCGCAATAAACATGAGGGGCAGAAAAGCCCCTTTTATTTTCAAATTTAGAAAGTGAGGACTTTGAATGAGTAAAAACATGGAAATTGAAGCAAATGGAGAGATTTATCAGCTAGTAGCAGGGTTCGGATTCTTACATGAAGTAAATAAAAGAGTGACTGTGGATGTACCAAACACTAAAAACAAAAAAGAAGTAGGTTTAAAATTTATGGTCGCAAGCATCATGGATGGAGATATTGATGCATTAGTCGATTGTATCTTCTGTATGAATATTGGACAAACACCACGTTTAAAGAAAACAGACATTGAAAGATATTTAGAAGATGTTGAAGATATCGACAAAGTTTTTGAGGACGTAATCAATTTTTTATCTCAAGCGAATGCGTGCAAGAAAGAAGTGAAATCACTGATGACGAGCATGCAGGAAGAAGAGAAGAAATAGACGAAACATTTGATGAAATGTATGAACGTGTCGCTTTGACTTGTTTTAGATACTTAGACTTCAAAAATTTGGATCAGGTAAATAATCTTACCCCTTATGAATATCGTCTTTTAATGAAGGCCAAAGAGCTACAAATGGTAGATGATCAGTATTATCTGCATTTGCAAGCATACCTAAATATGACTGCACAGGCTAAAAAGCAAGTGGGCAAGAAACAGAGAATGGTATACACGAAATTTAGCAAGTTCTTTGACTATCAGAAAGAGTTGGATCGTGTCATGGGGATAAAGAAACAAAGCAAGTTTGATAAGTTGGCAGAGTTCATAAATAAAAAGGAGGGATAACAATGGCAGAAAGTTTTAGTGTTGAAGCCATACTAACGGCAACCGATAAGAATATGACCTCAACCATGAACAAAGCTATAGGAGCGTGCCAGTCGTTTAGTGATAGAGTTAAATCTATTGTAGCTGGTGTCGGCATAACTAAAGCTATTGGTGCAACGATGAACGTTTTTAGCTCATCCTTTGATGGTGCTATTAATAGATTTGATACCATGCAATCCTATCCAAAAGTTATGAAGTCTTTGGGGTTTTCAATTGAACAATCTCAAAAGAGTGTTGCAAAGTTAAATCAGTCAGTACAAGGCTTACCAACAAACTTGGCAGATGTTGTTACAACATCTAAGTCGTTGTCTGCCGTTACAAGTAATATTGATAAGGCAACTGATACTACAATCGCATTAAACCATGCGTTTTTAGCAAGTGGATCTAGTTCAGAAGATGCATCACGTGGCTTGCAACAGTATTCACAGATGCTTGCTAAAGGTACAGTTGATATGGAATCATGGAGAACCTTACAGGAAACAATGGCTCCAGCATTAACTAAAGTATCTAAGAAACTAGGTATTGCAAGTGGTAATGCAAATGAATTGTATGATGCATTAAAGAATGGAACGATTACATTTGATCAGTTTAATGATGCAATGATTGAATGTGATACTGAAACCGGTGGATTTGCAGAAACTGCATTAGAAGCTTCTAAAGGTGTTAAAACTTCTATGACTAACATCAAGAGTGCAGTACAAAACTTAGAACAAGGGTTCTTGTCTGCAATGAATAACATGTTGAAGTCAAAAGCCATGGGTGGATTAGTTGATAATCTAGAAAAGATTAAATCTAAAATCTATGACTTTAGAAATTCAATCATGGAATCCAAGGATGATGGTTTGACATGGGACTTCAAGCCTGGAGTCTTGGAGAATGTATCAAAAGCTATGGATTGGCTTGCAGATAGAGCAAACAATGCTAAAGCTATGGTCCAACAATTCTATGATGGATTTATGAAGACAGATGCAGTACAAAACGCAATTACATTGTTCGACAAAGTCAAAGATGCTATTGGAAATGTAATGGATAAGTTGCAAGACAGTAAAGTCTTTGAGCGGTTAGGACAAGACATTGGAAATATCATTGCAAAAGTAGAAGAAGTAACTGGCAAAATTGCAGATTTTATAGCAAATCTTAAAACGGAAGATGTTAAGAGATTTGCAAGTGCAGTCAAATTATTGGCAGGAGCATTTGTTGCAATCAAAGTCGGTAGCAAAGTATCTAGTATGATTAGTGGTGTCGTTGGCACGGCTAAAGGTGGATATTCAAAGTTAAAATCAATTATTGACAAAATCAGAGGATTAGGAGAAAAACCAACTCAAGAAATACCTGGACAATTACCACAAAATGGTACTCCAAGTGACGGTATTGGTGATGCAACAATGCGAACTGCTCAGAAAACATCTAAAGCAGCTCAGATTATTAATTCTGCATTTGAAGGAATTTCAAATGTTATTACTTCGGTATGTGAAGGTGTAAAAGGAATTATAACAGGTCTAGGAGAAGCAATTAGTACTGCTTTTCAAGGTATCGGACAAGGCATTAAATCGGCTTTGGAAGGAGTCGGAACAGTCATTGAATCGTTTGGTACTGCAATCAGTACGGTAGCACAAGGCATTGGACAAGGTTTAGCAACTGCATTTACAGGATTAGGAACTGCAATCGCAATGGTGCCACCTACTACATGGCTTGCGTTGGCAGCGGCTATTCTAGCAACTGGTGCTGCTATGGCATTGGTTGGGTCGCAAGGTGAAGGCTTGCAAATGGTTCTTCAGGGTGTTGCAGATGCTGTTTCTGCGTTTGGACCTGTTATCAAAGAAGTATTTGAAGGTATCAGTGGTGTAATTACATCGTTTGGAGAAACAGTAAGTGGAATCTTAAACTCAGTTTCAGGAGTGATTAAATCTATTGGACAATCTGCTTTGAATGCTGGCAAAGGATTCAAAGAATTAGCTAAAGGCATTCAGATTATTACTGGTTTAAATTTGTTTGATATGGGAGCTAGCTTAGCTGCAGTAGCAACCGGTATAGGAGCTATATCTGCAGCTTCTGTAGGCATAGGAAGCGCAGGTACTCAGATGATGGCCCTTGTAACTTCTATCAGTATGGTGGGTACTACATTTGCTAGTACATCGGCTACGGTGACAAGCTCATGCAATAACATTATCAGTGCAATGTCTGCAGCAGAAGCTAGGGCTTCGACTTCAGGAACTGCAATGGGTACTAAGTTTACAGCAGGACTTAAAGGAAGCTTATCAAAAAGTGTGTCAATAGCACGATCTTCATGCAATAACATTATTAGTGCATTCAATGCGTGCCAGTCAAAAGCACAATATTGTGGTCAGATGATTGGTCAAGGATTGGCGAATGGCTTAAGAGCTAGTGAAGGTTCTGTTAGAGCTGCGGCCGCTAGTTTAGCAGCAGCTGCAGATGCTGCAATTCAAGCAAAGGCTAAAATTGGCTCACCTTCTAAAGTTACTAAGAAAGATGGTATGTGGATTGGCAAAGGTTTTGTTCTAGGTATTAAATCTATGTATTCTGACGCAAAAAGAGCTTCAGAGGATTTATTCTATCTTCCTATGATGAGTGCTCCTAAAATGGCTTTTGGAGGCATTGTGAGTGATATGAACGCAGAATACGATTACACTAGCAACGCTCAATTAACAGTCGAAACACCACTTTACATTAATGATCGTGAATTCGCACGTGCAACATACAGAGCAAATCAGAATGAGATTAACAGACATTCAAAATTCAATGAGAGATTGCGAGGTAACAGATAATGTATCCATTCGTAAATACAATAAATAGTGGCATCGTCGGTACTAACCTACCGACAGAAGCCATGTCATATAATGGCGTATATTTAGAAAATGAAATAGATGGATATCGTACACTTTCTGTAACAGGACGTGAGTTGATGGAATCAGAAGTAAAACATACTGAAATTGATGGAATGGATGGTTCTTATTACAGATATAAAACAACTCCTGCAAGAACGATTACTGTTAGGTACCAGTTGAGAGCTAGAGGAAGCAGAGAATTTCGAGAAGCTTACAACAAGATGAATAAATTGTTGAGTGGTGAGCAAGTAAAAGTCATTTTTAATGATGAAAGTGACAGGTATTTCATTGGAACTAAGACATCTAATACACAAGTTGATGGTGGAAGTAATAACGTGATCGGTGAAATCGAAATCTATTGCTCAGACCCTAGGAAATATTCATCCACAGAAAAAGAATTTACCGCTACTGATGGAGTATTGAACATTGTCAATGAAGGAACTGTACCTGTAAGTATTGATTATGAGGTTCAGACAACATCTGAAACCGGATATATTGGTATCGTATCAACTGAAGGTGTCATGCAATATGGGAAGATTGAAGAATTAGATTCTGAATCATATCAACAGAGTGAACATTTAGTCAATATCAACAACTTTTACAATTGTGCAGATGACACTGGTGGAACAGATGTAATGCATCCACAATTTGGTGCTAATGGAACTTGTGCAAAAAAAAGTTGGTTTGGTCAAAACTTTCTAGGTTTTGGAACGGTTGGAGCAAAAAAAGGAAATGCTAGTGGTGGATTAAGGACATTGGTAATACCTGCAGATTCAAATGGAGATTCAAGTGGATCTAAGAATTTTTATTGTTATTTTCATTTGATATTCTATGCGAGTTTGATGGGTCAAACTGGTGAAATGTGTATCAACTTCTTAACAGCAGATAATAAATTGATTTGCGGTTGTAACTGGTACAAGACAGATACAGTAGGTAATACAGGACATTATGAGTTTTGGGCGAACGGTAAAATGTTAAGAGAGTTCTCATACACTACTTCACATTTACACACGCAAAATCCATGGTATTGGGACTGGGGTCATTGCGATATTCTAAAAGAGGGAGGAAACATTCGCTTCTTCTACTGGGGAGGATATCACGACTACTACATTCCAGAGATTGTAAACATGAAGTGCACCAAGATTCAGGTTGCATTTAAACAATGGGGTGATAGAGGTGGAAACCAATTGATGGGCATGATGGGGTTTGATGTAATAAACTTCACAAAGAACAATGTCTCGAAATGGAGAGATATACCAAACAGATATCCAAGTGGAACTAAAATCACGATTGACGGAAAATCATCTCACGTTTATGTGAATGGAATGGCTAGGCCTCAAGATGAGGTTTTAGGAACTAAGTATTTTAAAGCACCAGTCGGTACTACAGAGATAAAGACTACGTGCTCTAGTTGGTCAAAATCAAAACCAATAGTAAAGGCTAGAATTAGGGAGGCATGGCTATAATGGAACAAATCAGAATAGCAGTATTGACTCCTTATGATAAGGTGTTAGCTTTTTTAGACAACACAGTACCTAGCGCAATGCATTACTTTGATGAAACATTGCATACATATTTGAAAGGCTCAGCATATACATTTGAATTCACTACATTGACTGCACATGATGATGCAGTCTTTTTAGTTGAAGGAAATAGGCTTAGTTTTACAAGAAAAAACAAAGGCTATTATTTAACAATCATGAATGTTGAAAAAGGTGGTGACACAACAACTGTTACCGCCTACGGTCTTTGCCTTGAATTAACAAATGAATATGTAGATGCTTATAAAGCTCCTAGGGCTATGTCATTTGCAGAATATGTAAATGCGTATGGATTTGAGAAATCGTTCGTAATTGGCAAGAATGAAGTATCAGATAAACGTATCACGCATGAGTGGACTGGTAGCGATACTGTACTAGCTCGATTGTATTCAATTGCAAATGTATTTGATGCAGAATTAGAGTTCGTAACTCAATTGAATGATGATTATTCTTTGAAGAATTTTGTGTTGAATATTTACAGAACACATTCAGATTCCATTCAAGGAATGGGAAATGACAAGCGCAGTACAATACTGAGATATCCAAATGATGTGTATGGAATCATTAAAACAAGTGATATTACTGAGCTATACACTGCAATCAGACCTACAGGAACAAATGGATTACAACTTAACTCAATCAGTGGTCGAGTTGTAAATGATTCAAACGGAAATGTTTTGTATAAAGTTAATGGAAATAATATACTAGCACCTCAAGCAAGAGATAGATTCCCTTCAACTTTACTTACGAATAATTCAAATGATATGTACGCAGTGCAAATTTGGTCTTATGAAACTGAAAATGTTGAGACACTATATGGTCAAGCACTAGCTCAATTGAAAAAGAATTGTGTTCCTAAAGTTACATATGATGTAGATGCATATATTGATGCGGATATCGGTGATACGTTCACGATTGAAGATGCGGAGTATAGTCCTACTTTATATTTAGAAGCACGAATCACAGAACAAGAGATTTGTTTCACTGATTCAGAAAAGTGCAAGACAATCTTTGATAACTTTGAAGAAAAACAATCGCAGATTAGTTCGGCTCTGATCAGTGAAATGAACAAGATGATTGAGTTAAAGAAAGTTTATGAAGGCTCAATCGTATCTTCAAATGGAGTTCTATTTAAGGCAGATTCAGATTTAACTAAATTGACTGCATTGGTAAAGGATGATGGTGTTGATATCACATCTAAGTATTCGATTATTTGGTATAAAGATGATGAGAGGTTATCAACGAGTCAAACAATCACAGTCAACGCTTCAGACTTCACAGAAAAGGCCGTATATCGATTTAAAGCAATGAGTGGTGAAATACTTAAAGCAAGTGCAGAAGTCACTGTAATGCGACTACAAGATGGTCAGAATGGAACAAGCGCATATGTACATATTGCCTATGCAAACAGTTCAGATGGTCGTGTGGATTTTAGTTTAACGGATTCAAATCGTAAATTTATTGGTCAGTATTCGGATTCAAAACAATATGGTTCTGAGGACCCAACAAAATACCGATGGTCTGTAATTAAAGGTGAAGATGGTCAGTCGTTCATAAGTGCCGAGGAACAGTTCTATTATTCAACATCACAAACCGAATTAGTCGGCGGTGAGTGGTTTGTTGGTAATGTGGTATATCAAAGTGATAAGTTCCTTTGGAAACGTTGGAAATGTACGTATGCAAATCCAAGTGAAATCAAGTACACGAAAGCTATATTTGATAACACATGGAATGAGATTGATTCAAAGATCGGTGAGATTCATACTCAAGTATCTCAAGCTAACAATCAATCTAAAGAAGCAGTTGATAAAGCAACGCAAGCTCAAACGGCAGCAAGTAAAGCAAATGAATTAGCTAATACCGCTAACACTCAATCAAGCGAGGCTAAGCAACTAGCACAAGATGCAAATACTAGTACTGGTAAAGCTCAACAACAGATTGATGCAATTAAAGGTGATATCACTGATTCAAAGCAACAGATTCAAGATGCAGTGGATAAAGCGAATGCAAATGCTAAAGAAATCAATTCAGTTAAAGAAACATATGCAACCAAAGTTGATTTAACAAACGAATCAAAAACGATTCATGCAGATGTTTCAACTGAGATTGAAAAGAAAGTCGGTGAGTTATCGACTACAGTTTCTCAAACTTATGCTTCTAAGAGTGATTTAACAAGCATTGAAGGTAGCTTAAATACCAAGATTAAACAAAATGCCGATTCGATTACAACTCAAGCAAGTTCAATCGAAAAGCTACAATCAGATACAACGCAAGCTCAGTTAGATATCGCTGATGCAACAAAGAAAGCAACTCAAGCTCAAGCGACTGCAAATCAAGCAGTTACAAATGCTCAGAGTGCTCAAACTTTAGCAGATGAAGCTAAACAAAAGGCAGACAGTGCTCAATTGAATTTAGACAATGCTAACAAGGAATTAGCGGATGCAAAAGCTAATCTAGAATCAGTGACTGGTAGAGTTGATGCGACTGAAAGCGAAATCACAAAAGCTCAGACTCGTTTAACAAACGCAGAAACCGCAGTACAGAGAGCTCAGTCTGATGCAACTAAGGCTCAAGGCAATGCTCAAACTGCAATCAACAATGCTAAGGAAGCTCAAGTAGTTGCGGATGATGCAAAAGCTAAAGCAGAACAAGCTCAGGAAGATTTAGCAGATTTAACGAATAAAGTTAGTTCAAATACAACTAAAATCGAGCAAAATGCAGATGAAATTAAATTACAAGCTACTAAGATTACTGAAACCAGTAATAAGATTGATAATTTAAAAATTGGCGGAAGAAATTTACTGAAGGACACTAAAACATTTAATAATTTTAGCTTGAGTGGGTGGAGAATAGATGGTACGAAGGATAGTTTTAATGTGGCTATTTCGGATGCCGAACTTGTATCTGGACAATTTTGTGATTTAGCTCGTTTCAGTGTAATTGAACCAACTCCTAATACAACATATACTTTGTCATTTTGGGCTAAAGGCGATGGTATATTCCAATCATACTTTTTTCCTGATACGTGTGCGAAAGGAGTAGGTAGTAATGGCGCGGTAACTACTGCAGTTGATGGTAGGCTATATTTTTCTGCAACAAATGAATGGAAAAAATATTGGGTAACTTGGACAACTTTATCAGATATTACAGGCGTTAAAAATATAATTATAGCAAGGCGAGAATACGATGTCAGTGGACATGCAAACACGTTAAGTGTGTATGCTCCAAAACTCGAACTCGGTAACAAAGCCACAGACTGGACTCCAGCACCTGAAGATGTAGAGGATGCAATAAATACTGAACGTACTGAGCGACAGTCTGCAATTGAAACTAAGGCAAATGAAATTACTTCAAAGGTTTCTGAAACTTATGTATCAAATTCTGCATTTGAGCATTATCAAAATACTGTATCAACTCAGTTCACTCAAACAAAGAAGGATTTTACATGGTCAATCAATCAATCAGTAACTGATGCTAAGAATGAGATGAGCGGTCAAATTGACAGTGTAAATGGAAGATTAGATGGTTTGAAACAAACCACAGACAACGTAAACAGTTATATGTCTTTTGATAACGATGCTTTAACACTAGGTAAATCAGACAGTGCATTTAAAACTAAGATTACAAACCAAGAATGGTCGATTCAAAAGAATGGTGCAAAGGTAACATACATAAATGACCAAACAATGTACATTACAGATGGTCAATTTACGCAGTCTTTAAAAGTAGGTGCATTTGGATTTGTGCCAAGAGCAAATGGCTCTTTAGACTTTAAGAAAGTAGGGTGATTGAATGGCAGAATTTAGTGGTGGAATACAAATTGGTGGTGGTCAATGGGATAAATACTCTCTTATTTTAAAATGTTGGGAAGATTCTTATTCTGCTGAAAACAACACATCACAGGTGTATTGGTGGGTTGGTATTCGTTCAAATACACAGTACCATAATCACCAAGGATTGAGCGAACACTATAAAGTGGTAGTGAATGGTTCAACAGTACACGATGCTAGCCATACAGTTTCGTGCGGTAGTGGCCAAACTGTTGGAATCGCAGATGGATATACAACAGTATCGCACAATGCAGATGGTTCTAAATCAATTAGCGTAAGTGCATCATTTAGTTGTGACAATACAAGTTATTACGCACCTCGAACTGGTTCTTGTAGTGGTTCGTTGACATTAACAACCATTCCAAGAGCATCAAGTATATCTATTGATAGTCCTAGTATTGAATGTGGTAACACTATTAATATTAACGGTTCGAGTGCTTCAAATAACTTTACGCATAAAATCTACGCAACATGGAACGGTAAAACAAGTGAATTAGTAACGATAGCTAGTGGTACAACAACCCCTAGCTTTTCTTATACCATTCCAACCTCATGGGAAAAGGACTTACCTAACTCAACAAGTGGCATCGCAACGTTTACTTTAGAAACATTCAGTGGTTCAAATTCCGTTGGTTCTAAGTCGGTAAATGCAACTATCAAAGTCAGAAGAGGTGTAGTTCCTAGTATTGGAACAGTCTCGATATCTGACACAAATTCAATTTGCACAGGAATAGGACAATACGTTCAAAGCCAATCAAGATTAAAGTTCTCAATCGCTACAAGTGGTAGCCAAGGTTCAACTGTTACATCTGTATCAACCAAATTTGAAGGACAAACATACAATAGTAGTTCTTTTACAACTGGCACTGTACAAGGTAGTGGCACATTATCGTACGTAATCACTGTTACAGACTCACGTGGTCGAACTGCATCTAAGAACGGTTCAGTTACTGTGTCGGCATATAGCTCGCCAAGTTTGACTAATGTGACTGCAAGACGTGCTAACTCAAGTTATACAGTTGATGAAGCAAGTGGAACGTATGCGTTATTGCACTTCAAAGTAGGATTTACTAGTTTAACTGGAAATAATGCGACATCATTCTACATCCAATATCGAGCTAGCGGTGCTAGTTCATGGACGAAAATAAATTCATGGGATAACAACTATACTCTTGAGCAAGATTATAAAGCAGGTAACTTATTTACCTCAACGACTTCAACCTATGAAATTGCATTCGGTGTTAAGGATTCATTTATGAGTGATTATTCTTGGAAAGTTGTTACAGTTACGCCTACTTACACGTTGATTAACTTCGGTGAAGATGGTAAATCACTTACTTTCTTTGGACAAGATGGTAATAATGCTAACCGATTAACTGTTAATGGTGATTTGGTATCAAATAAGTACAAGTTCAGTTCGGTTAGTGAGAATACATCATCAAGTCATGTATTGGTTGAGAGTGGCAATGAAATTCAATATCGTGATTGGAATAAATTGGTAAACTCAATCAAGAGTGCAATGTACCCAGTAGGTTCGGTTTATATCACATACGATAATATCAATCCTGGCACATTCCTAGGTGGTACTTGGGAACGTTTTGGTCAAGGCCGAACATTAGTGGGTGAAGGCACTGGCAATGATGGTAGTACAAGTATGTCATTTACTGCTTATTCGAGCGGTGGTGAATATAAGCATAGGTTGAGTGCAGAGGAGATGCCGAGTCATTATCATAATGTTGTTTTAAATGATGATAAAAATGAATTATTGCGTATACATTACACTAGGGGTACTTGGGGTATATACAGTGAACCAAGCAGAAATTGTGCTGGTGTAAATACTTCAGCTGTTATCACAAATTCACAAGGTGGAAGCGGATACCACAACAACTTGTCTCCATATATTACAGTATACTTCTGGAAAAGGACTGCATAAATTAAGCGGTTCTTCTCCAAAAGAAAACAACAATATATGGCTGAATAGTACTTGAATTTGAAGTGTTTGATTCGATTTTATATGTATCTGTATTTAATTCTTTATTGGCTGCTTGACTACAGTTATTAAAATATGCATGTCCTGTTCCATCTTTTATACCATCTTGCCATGAACCATCTGATTTACGGACTCTTAAATTTGATATAGCACTATAATACTCATTTAGTTTTATTCCATAAATATGGTTATGATTATATTTACCGCCTGTATTATTAGCAGTAAAAGACATACATTTACTTGTAGTAGTCACAAAGCAATTCTACGCATTTACGTTTTAATTCCATTTGTGGATGTACGTAGATATTCATTGTAATTGATACATTGGAGTGGCCTAACAATTCACTCAGTGATTTATAGTCACAACCACATTCAATACATCTTGTCGCAAATGTGTGTCGGAGAGCGTGAAACTTCCTATGCGGTAGTTCAAGTTCTTTAAGCAACTTATTGTAATACAATCTGTATTTATTAGGTTCTATCGGTTTATCTCGATTCGTTAACACATAGTTGTCTGCATCACCTTGAAGCAATATAGCATAATGCATTATCCATGTGTTCAAGGGAATCATACGAGTGCTAGAACGTGATTTAGGTGGTGTTATTGAAAGATGACTACCGTCTTCTTTTGTGTATGTTCGTGTCATGGTTTTGTCAATTTTTAAAAGTTTGGTCTGTACATTTATATCAGACCATTTCAAAGCGCATAGTTCACCTATGCGTATTCCGGTGTGGATGCATAAAAGTATTCCAAAGTTTTTACAGTTGATCTCAGATTGGAGGTGATTAATTAATGTTATTTGATGCTCTTTTTCAAAAATCTCGACCGTCTTAGGAGGATGGTAAGGCAACTGAACATCGACTTTGAATGGAAGTGTAAACTTCAAGATTTGAATAATGTCTTTGGCGTATTTGAATGATATACCGCCTTTGCCATCTTTACGGCCGTTTTCAAGCTTTTGAAGAATCATTTCCTGGAGAATATCATTGTTCAGTTCCTCGATTTGATAACTGCCAAGTGATGGCAGTATGTGATTGTGGATCACATTACAATAATTTGTGTAAGTGCTGTATTTTAGATAGATTTTCTTTTCTTGAAGCCAAGAATGTAATTTGTCAGAATATAGCATTTTTGTTTACCTCGCTTTTTTTATATTAATAGGAGGATTTTATATGACTAAAGTTCATGAAATCAATTTAAATACAAAGTTATGGAATTTCTTTACGGAACATGACTTTATTATTCTTGATTTGACAGATAAGCAAATCAATGAACAAGATTATGTGTTATTCAAACAAGTGTCTTTAGATGAAGGAAAAGAAACTGATACAGGTTTGTTTAGAATGACACAAATTCGTAGCATCACAACTAACGATGGTTTCAAAGATGGTTATGTGATGTTAAACGTAACTAAATTATAGATATTGCGGAGTCTAGAAATAGGCTCGTTTTTAATAAGTCTAATAGGAGGATCAATATGAATTTAGATTTTACACAAGTTACAAATTATTTTGTTTTAGTTGTTTTGGTAGCGTGCTTAGTTGTCGGATATATTTTAAAAACATCATTTACAAGTTTTCCTAATAAATATATTCCAACAGTGCTTGCTTTAATTGGAATGACATTAAATCTAGCGGTATCAGGTCTTTCGATTGAAAGTGCCGTATATGGAGCGGTGATGGGATTGGCATCTACCGGACTGCATCAGGCATTTACACGTTTCATTGAAGGCCAAACAGAAGAAAAATAAAGTAGGTGGTTTGTATGAATTTTACAATTACAAGCCATCAGATTGTATGGGTTTGTGGCTTCATAGCATCCGTTTGGGGAGTGTTAAAGATTGTTAAAGAAGTGAAGAAACCTAATGACGATTTAAAAGAAACTGTTAGAAAACACGAAGAATGGTTAGTAAGAGACAATGATAGAATAAAATCAATTGAAAGTTTAGTTATCACACAAGAAGGGATCAAGAAAGAATTAAATGAACATTCTCGAAGGCTAGGAGAACATGAAGAAAGATTAGAAGAGGATAAGCAACGTGGTAATTTGACATTAAAAGCAAATATCGCAATCATCAACAATATGCTTTCTGAAAACGACAAAGATAAACTCCAAGAAACTAGAGATGAGATTCAAGACTTTCTGCTAGATAAAAACTAAGGAGGTTAAATAATGGGAACTCCACAAGAGTTTTATAACTATGCTCTCAATAAGGTTTTTAACAACAGAGGGCAAATAATGAACATTAATTATGTTCAAAGTGGTGAACCATATGGTGGACAATGCGTTTCATTGATTCAAGGATTGATGGCATGGGGAGGAAAGCCATGTGTTCCTCGTGGGCACGCTCGTGATTGGTGGTTTAACAGAGCAAGCAATGGTGTTTTAAATTATTTTGATGTTGTTACTGGTGCTCCACAAAATGGTGACGTTGGAGTGTCTGTAGGCGGTGATGCAAGATACGGACATATATTTATCTATTGGGAAGGTAGAGCACTCTCTCAGAACGTTTTAGGCAACCCTAAAGCTATGTTATGGCCATTAAACTATCAAGGTTCTATTTGGGGATATTTAAGACCTAAATTCTATACAAATGCTTCTACATATGATGCTTCTCAATTAATTAAAGAGAATGGAATGGCCACATTTGAAAATGATACTGCTATCGTTATTCATAGAGATACACCAACAGGTGCTTCTTACGGAGCATTTGTAAAGGGCGAAAAACAAGTATATACAGAAAAATGGATTGGAAATGGACATAGATGGATTTCATGGATTCATACTAATGGAGTTAGATGCTTTGCAGCAGTAAGTGGTAGTGAGTCATATGGTGTTGATCAATGGGCCACAATTGGTGCTCCTGAAACAAAAGATATTGCATTAACTCAGGAAGATGGAATTGCTGAATTTATTGTTGATGGTGTGCATAAACACTATGATAATCCAAGTGGAGAAATTTTTGGACAGTGTAATTCAGGAGATAAGATTCGCTACTATTGGAAGTGCGTTACAAATGGACATAGATATGTTGTAGGTAAAGAAGGAGATAGAAAGTTCTTTGTTGCGGTATCTGCTACAGAGGATAGAAGTCAAATGTGGGCGAAATTTAGTGCTCCTGATACAAATATTAAGGAAGATACGAAAGAGCCTTCTAAACCTTCTACAGAGCCTTCTAAACCAACTACAACAGATTACACTAAGAATGTTAAGGGATATGGAATTGATATTTCAGAACACAACAGTTCGGATATTGACTTGTCACAATATGATTTCGTGATTATACGTGCATCGTATGGAGAATATACAGATAAGAAATTTGAATACTTTGCAGATAAGTGTGAGCAGTTGAATATTCCTTATGGTGTGTACTGCTATGATTATGCGTTAGATGATAGTCAAGCTAGAGCGGAAGCAGAGTATGTATATAATCTAATCAAAGACAGAAATGTGCAATTAGGTGTATGGTTTGATATGGAGGACGCAGATAATTACAAGAAGAAAGCTGGTGTCTTAACAAAAGAAAGATGTTCTTTCTCATGTAAAGTGTTCTGCGACTATATGAGTGCTAAAGGATATTATACAGGTGTTTATACTAGCACTAGTTGGCTAGGAACATTTGTAGAAACAACTTATCCTATTTGGATTGCAAATTGGGGCACGAATGATGGTAACATTCAATCAGACCAATCTAGTGTAGGCGTTATTCATCAGTATGCAGCTAATCCAATCGACAAAGACATAATCTTCCATGATATTGATTTTTATAAGTCAAATCCAAAGAAAGATGAATCAACAGACGATAAAAAGGATGAAAATAGTTCAGAAAACAAAAAAGATGAACCAAATACAGATTCTAAAGATGATAGCGGAAACAAAATCAATGTAACAGGAATCAATAAATTGATTGAACTATTGCTAAAGATTGTTGAAAAAATCGCTAATCTGTTTAAATAATCGCACATAATGTACGAAATGCGACATGAAACTCTTTATTTTGCACAAAAACTGCAAAAAATGGATTTATATGTCGTATACTATCGTATACGAAAATATAATTGGTGGAAATGGAAACCATGTTGCTCCTTAAATATCACGCAAGCTCGAGATAGCCAATTATAAAATAGCTCGTCTACTAGTGTAGAATGAGTTTCTTAGACCGTATGATATTTGTACTGTCTTTGCTTTTTATGTTAAAATATATACACATAGATTAGTAGAGTGCACAATACGACCAATACCATAATATGGTATAATATCTATGCTTAGGGGAATACAATCGTATTCTTTTTATCTCATGTACCAATTATAGGAACAAGGAGAAACGAAACTGCTACATATTTAATTGTGGCAGTTTTTGTGTTATGATCATTCTTGGAAAAAGCCAAGTTAGTCAAATGGCTTTTAATAAATAATATATCTATTGACGAATATTTATATTTATTATTTTTTCTCGCAAAGAACCTAGCTAGAAATTAAAAAAAGCAGATGTTTAAATCGTAAGACTTATGTTTTATTCCACTGATTAGAATGCAGACTAGTAGCATTCGAAAAGTGGTCTTTTTTTGTATAAAATCAATACTGATATGATATAATCATGTTGCTAGGAAAAGTAGAGCGATAAAGGCCTAAGCTCTCTTTGGTGTAGTGCGAATTGCAGACGTGTAATTGAATCTTAACATTTCTCTTAGTGGCACTAGCAAACAACAACAAAATGTGACAATTGCTAAAAGCTCCCCCTTTTATAAACTGTCACAAAAACGATTCCATACCTAACACATCCAGGTATGGTTTTTGTTTTTTAACAAATCTTAAAATTTATATGCTATATTATTGATGTGTTCTTCATGGATGGACACAACCCTTTCTAAAATAACTTTATGCAAAAGAGTCTCCTTACCAAGCGGGAGACTTTTTTGTTTATATATGGTTTTGGCATAATGGCATAAAGCACGTGGCATAACGTATGGAATATTATTTTATGTTCAATTAAATAAAATG